AGAATTAGTTTTAGAAGAAATAACACCCGCATTGCATCATAGAATCGGCGGTGTTGCTATGGGGTCAGCTGCACTTGGCATGGGTCAATTAGAAGATGTTAAGCGAGCATTTTATGTTTCATTGATGCCATTTCCTAAACCATTTCATCTTCACGTCTTGGGAGTTGGCGCGCTAAGACGTATGTTACCTTATATTTTGTTTAGTCAAACAGGATTATATAAAGATATTAATATTTCATATGATTCGACCACCCATTCTATGTCATTGGACAACGGATTATTTTATTTCTCACACTATAAAAAATCTCCAGGTAGTATGTATGGCGGAACATCTGTAAAAATGGGAAGACCATTCTCGAATATATACAGAACAGTTGTTGCAGAAATTAATGCAGTATGCGGAACAGAATATACTGCAGAAGAATATCATGTACTAATGAATATACCCGTTAGCGCATATATCGAAAAAGGTGGCAAATTTATAGATGTTATGCGAGCAAGACTTGCATTTATTTTAACAAATGTGCATAATTTTACATTAGATGTTTCTGAATTGACACAATCTAAAGAGCAATTTTTAAACTTCTGTAGAGAAAAGGATTGTGAAAATCAATATGCTTCTTTATTTGAAGTAAAAAATCTAGATGATTTTCTTTATTGGGAAAAGAATGTAGGTAAGTATATGGAATCAGAACCAGTAGCCCATGAGGCACCAACATCACTTGAGGATTTATTTGCATGAGTACAGGGAACAAAATTTTGAAGAGTTTTATTTGGGTTACATTTCAAAAAGAGGGCATTCATAAATACCCGCAGGCAGCAACGGATCCTAAATTAGCAACAGGCGATTGGCTAGATGTTAGTTTTTTAGGAACACCACACAGACATATTTTTCACTTTAGAGTGGAAATGGAAGTATTTCATGATGACAGAGATGTTGAATTTATTCAAGCAAAACGTATTATGGAACGTTGGTATTCTGATGGAACATTACAATTAGATTATAAATCTTGTGAAATGATGGCAAGGGATCTGCATAATAAATGTGCTGAGAAATGGCCTGATAGAGATTATGTAATTGAAGTTTCTGAAGACGGTGAAAATGGTTGTAGGCTTTATTTTTTAACAGGTGAATTTAGTGAGTAAATTATATTATATGGGTTTGGAGCCCTATGAAGGTAGATATACATTACAATTACAACAATGGTCAGAAGCAGCTTTTAAAAGAAGAGGCATTGACTATGAAGTAATTCATGGCGATATGCTTGATTCGTCAAAATCTATTGTAACGGGACAAGTTCTTGATGCGCATGGTCGCAGTTATTTTTCTTTAACACAGATGGCAAAACTTGTTAAGAAAATGAAGATGGGTGAAATTACTATGGAAGATACTATTTTCTTTGAAGATATGTTTACTCCTGGTATTGAAGCCCTGCCATATATTATAGATCAGTTACCATTTGAATATCATCCAAGAATTTTTGTTAGATGCTTAGCACAAACAATTGACCCAGATGATTTCCTTCATGTATGGGATATGCAGGAATGGATGGCTCATTATGAGAAAATGACTAATACCTTTGTAACAGGTGTACTTGCATCAAATGAAGAGATGGTTGCTCATATGAAAATTGCAGGCTGGAATGTTCCAATCTATAATATTTCTGGTCTGGCTTTTGATAAAGAAGAGGTTCAATCAAGAGTTAAAAAGATTAAAAAGTTTGATCAAAGACAAATGCGAGTAGTATTTGCTGCTAGATTTGACCAAGAAAAACAACCTCACTTCTTTATGGACTTGGTTGAAAAGTATGCAGAAATGAATATGCCTGTAGAATTTGCTGTATTATCGGGTGGCCCTTTAAGAAGTAATGATCCAGAGACATTGTCAAGAGCAAGAGCATTGGAAAAGACTGCCAATTTTAAAATTTATGAAAACCTCAAAAAGAATGAGTATTATAAAATTCTAGCAGATTCGAGAGTGCTATTTAATTGTGCTTTACAAGATTGGGTAAGTAATACAGCTTCAGAAGCAGATGCACTTGGAACAAATTGCTTATATCCTGCATACAGATCATTCCCAGAAACATTTGCAAATGATAGAGATTGTTTGTATATTCCTTGGTCTATGGATGATGTAATTGTAAAATTAAATAGATTAATGTATGAACCTACAAAAAATATCGGCAAATTATCTGATTGGACATCTGGCACTATTGATAGATGTTTAGATATTATGTTTGGCAACGCAGAAGAATGGTATCGTAATACTAAGGATTATAGAAAACATGTATCGACATCCAAATACTAAAAAAGTAGTTGTTACAGGTGCCGCTGGTTATATCGGTGGCATAACTTGTATTGAACTAAAGAAACAAGGTTATTACGTTATCGGCATCGATAGAAGATATCGAGATCATCTTATAGAATACTATGATGACTATTACCAAGGCGACTTTACTGATTTTGAGTCTTATAAAAAGATTCAACATCATTACCCTGAAGCAATTATTCATTGTGCAGGAACAAGTTTAGTTGGGCCTAGTTTAACTAATCCTGCCGAATATTTTACTAATAATGTATCCAAGACAAATGCATTATTGTCTTTTTTATCTGCAGAATTGCCTGATACTAAATTTATTTTTAGTAGTAGCGCAGCTGTATATGGCGAAGATGCAACTATAGAATTTTATAGAGAAAATTCACCAACACAACCTATTTCGCCTTATGGTGAATCTAAACTAATGGTTGAACAACTGCTTAAGTGGTATAATGTTTGTCATGGTTTACGTTATGTTGCTTTTAGATATTTTAATGCCGCGGGTGCGAATCAAGATGCAATTCATGGACAAGAACCAGGCTCAACTCATATCATAGCGAAAATTTTTGAGGCTGCTTTAAATAATGAAGAGTTTACAATGTATGGATCAACATATCCGACTAAAGACGGAACGTGTATTAGAGATTATATTCATGTGACTGATTTGGCAAATGCACACATACTTGCTATTGACAATCGCATCAATGGGATATATAATTTAGGTTCATTTACCGGACATTCTAATTTAGAAGTATTAACTAAAATAGAAAATACTTTAGGTGAGAAGCTTATAACTATAGTAGATGCTAAACGTGTGGGCGATCCTGCTAAATTAATTGCCGATAGTTCTAATTTTAGATCATCTGCAGATTGGGTACCTCAATATACATTGAGTCATATTATTGAGGACTGCAATGATTGGTATAATAGCAACACATACAAAAAATTAATAAATAATCAGAGGTCTTAACCATTCATCCCTCTTTAAATACTCTGCATGTCATAGAACTTACTAACAAAGGCAAGAGATGACACATATATCATACAAATACACAAGTACAAAAGAATACATAGATGCATTTCCATGTGCATATAGACAATGGCGAGCAGATTCGCATTGTAATTTAATTCATGGTTATTCGTTTAGTATGAAATTTTACTTTGGTACTAATAATTTAGATGTTCGTAATTGGGCAGCTGATTATGGTGGATTAAAGGAGTTAAAGAAAATACTTGAAGATCAGTTTGACCACACATTACTTGTAGCTGAAGATGATCCCGAATTAGAAACATTTAAATTATTACAAGAATTTAAAATGGCTAAATTGACAATACTTCCTAGACTGGGGTGTGAAGGTTTAGCAGACATGCTTTATAAATATATTAACGGGGTGTATATTCCCGATATGTGGGGACCTGGAGAAGCAGAAAGACTTTGGTGCTATCGTGTAGAAGTTAGAGAAACGCAAGCTAACATGGCATACAGAGAAGGTCACAGAGAATGGAATGAGGATCTTTTTACATGAGATATTGGTAATGAAAATTTGTTTACTCGGTGATACTCATTTTGGTGTAAGAAATGACTCTAAGGCATTTCATGCTTATTATGAGAAATTCTATTCAGAATTATTCTTCCCATACCTTAAAGAAAATAATATAAAAGTAATCTTTCAATTAGGTGATCTATTTGATAGAAGAAAGTATATTAATTTTTTATCGTTGTCCGAGGCAAGAAGATACTTTTTTGATCCATTAAAAGAACATGGTATATCACTATATACATTAGTTGGTAACCATGATATCTTTTGGAAAGAAAGTCTTAGTGTAAATTCACCTGACCTTTTACTCAAAGATTATAATAATATCAATATAATTAATAAACCCACGAATTTAAATATGGATGGGTATGCTATTGATATGATTCCATGGGTATGTAAAGAAAATGAAGATGAAATATCTGATTTTATAGTTCAAAGCACTACGCCGTATTGTGCTGGGCATTTTGAATTATCTGGATTTAAGATGATGCAAGGTATTGATAGCCATGACGGTATGGACCCTATCTTTTTAGCTAAGTATGATCAAGTTTTTAGTGGGCATTATCATACCGCATCAAATGGTGGCAATATACAATATTTAGGAACGCCTTATGAGTTATTTTGGAACGATTGTGATGATAGTAAATATTTTTATGTGCTTGATACTAATACGAAAGAAATAGAATCAATTAAAAATACTAATACAATTTTTACTAAATTTTATTACAATGATGAAACAACGGATACTGATAATATTGATCTAGAACAATTTACCAATCAGCATGTAAAATTGGTTGTTGTTAAAAAGAAAGACTTTATTAAATTTGACCAGTTCATTGAAAAAATTTATAAACAAAATATATTAGAATTAAAAATCATCGAAGATTTTTCTGAGTTTGAATCTGAAGCAATTGATGAAACATTAGATCTCGAAGATACTATGAGCGTATTATCTAATTATGTGGATAGTATTGAAACAGATACAGACAAAGATAGATTGAAAACTTTGTTAAAAACATTATATGTTGAAGCACAAGAATATGAGGGAACATGATAAGATTTACTAAAATCAAATGGAAAAATTTCTTATCAACAGGCGGACAATTCACAGAAGTAAAATTAGATGAACATCAAACAACATTAGTTATCGGTGAAAATGGTGCTGGAAAAAGTACCATTCTAGATGCTATTTGTTTTACTCTATTCAATAAGCCTTTTCGTAGTATTAACAAACCTCAGTTGATGAATACGATCAACGGCAAAAATCTTGTTGTTGAGGTTGAATTTTATATTGGCAAAAAAGAATATAAAATTATACGAGGAATGAAGCCTGGTATATTTGAAATATACTGCAATGGTGATCTATTAAATCAAGATGCCGCCGCAAGAGATTACCAAAAGTATTTAGAAGAACATATTCTAAAACTAAATTACAAATCATTTACTCAGATTGTAATTTTGGGATCCGCTTCTTTTACTCCTTTTATGCAACTATCTTTAGGGAATAGACGTGAGATTATTGAGGATATTTTAGATATTCAAATATTCTCAGTAATGAATAACGTATTAAAAGACAAAGTAGTTATTCTTAAAGATAAAATTAAAGAGATAGATGATAAAATTGAAGTAGGTAAACACAAAGTAAAAGTCCAACAAGAATATATTAATAAACTAGAAACAGATAAAAAGAGACAAGAACAAGACGTTCAACATAAAATATCCGAAACAAATCAAGAAATAATAGCTTTAAGCGCAGAAATAGAAACACTAACTGCAGACTATAATACCAAAGAAGAAAGTGTTTCCGATTACGAAGACCAGTATAATAAAAAAACAGAATTAAAGTCTTTATATAAAAAGCTAACAGAGAGAATTAATAAAGCAAAATGTGAGATAGATTTTTATCACGATAACGATAATTGCCCAACCTGCAATCAAATTATTAGTGAGAATGTTAAGACTGCGACTATTGGTAAACACGAAACAAAAATTACAGAAGTTAGTGATGCTTTAAATTCTATTTCAGATTCTATTGAAACTATTGAAGCAAGAATAACAGAGATAGATGTAATTAAAGAAGAGATCTTTGAGCTACAGACTAAAATTGTAAAAATTAATAA